ATCTTTTTATATTAAATATCTTATTAATAATGATATAGATTGCTATTTGTTGTATGATAAAGGAGGTACGAGATTAGTTGCAGAAGATAACAGCTTTGATGTAAAATCATCTGATGAATGTTTTAATACAGTTGGATTCAACCCGTTATATTCACTAAATTACAAAAATTATGCTGGTAATGCAATTATTTTTATAATATGCAACATTGGGTATCTTACATTGAAAGGATTTATTGGTAGCATTTCACTTCTCTGCAAAAATAATGACTGTCCCACGTACAGTAAATTGGAAGAAATCAGTAAATATTTTCTGGAAGACGGTTATGTAAGAAGAATTGGAGATATTATGTATAAAGTAAAAATAGGTTATGATACAAATTAAATTAGACGGGGTAAAAGTCGAAACCATCTATTATGGTAAATGCAAAAAAGAGAGATGGATAGAGGTAGATTCTATCCCATCGCCCGAAGAGATACCCGGGAAAATACCCGTGATGTATTACCGGAACGGGGCGATAGTCTATGAATACGAGGACGCACCGGAAGCGACGGAGGACGGCACGGAAACGCCTCCTGTACCAATGGACTACGGAGAAATGGTGAACGGATTGATCCGTCGGAAATATACCTTGTCGGAGGAGCTGGCGATACTTCGGCAAAGAGACACGAAAGCAGAGGAGTTCGAGGCATATAACGCTTATGCGGAATCCTGCAAAGAGAAAGCCAGAGAACTGGAACGAGTGTTTAACGAACAACGAACAAATTGATATGGTAGGAATAAATGAGGCTACGGAGGTAGCCAGAGGGATAAGCGAACAGGGGTTCTTGGTGATGACTGCCGCATTCTTCTTGGTGTTGTCGGCCATGATGATGGTGGCCTGCTTCAAGTGGTTCAAGTCGATTATCACCAAGAGCATGGAGGACTACGGCGAGTCCTTGAAAGAGCTCATCGAAAAGACGAACGACCAGAATACCATGTTGTCCGACATATCGGAGGGGTTGAGGCCGGAAACGCAGCTTCGGATAAAGAACATATCGAACGTGTATTTCGATTTGGCCGTCGAAAGGGTTTGCAGAATCATCAAGAAGGTCAGGGACGAGAATCATATCGCCGACAAGGAGAAAACCTACGGTAAGATACATACTTTGCTCACTAACCAGTTCGAGGACAGGAACAGCCGTTTCGATTACTTTACCTATCGGGGCAAGCGTCTTTCATGTTATGCCAATCCCGAATGGATAGACTGGGTGTCAGAGGTAGTGGTCGGCGAGGTGTACTCGGACAATGTGAACAACGGGCGGGCATATACGAATGTCGTTTCTGTCTATGACCGTATCAAGCTGGATTTTTATCACCGATTAAATAACGAATAATATGAAGAAACTTTTGGAAAGAATCAAAGGGTTGTTATTGTCTGTTCCCCACGACAAGCTGCTGCATTTTATCGCAGGAGGTGTCATCGCCTCTTTCTTCGCCATCGTGACAGGTGCGACGGCGGAATATTGTGTGCTGTTCTCTGCCATATCCGGCTGTATCAAGGAGGCTGTCTACGAGTGGAGGAAGCCGGGGGCTTGGTCGTATGCCGACTTGCTGGCAACCATACTGGGCGGGCTGGTGATTCAAATCGAGGTTTGGATTGCCTGACGAAAAAAATGAATTTTTATAACCCGGCGACGGGAAAGCGTTCTTTGACTTCTTGGAATCACCGTTTTAATGTTAAATTAGTTGGTAGTTTTATTCAAAACCGTTTTCTTTGTATCAAAAGGAATTAATAATGGGTGAATCTAAGGGATATATTCAAATTCATATATCAGGAAAAGAAGGGATTCATGAACTTACCCCTGCAAATTACGACATAAGACAGCTAAGAGAAATGCTTGAAAATGTCGAGGATTTGTTGTCTCTTGATGGAAAAAACAAGCAACGCCCTATTGTTTCCTATGAAATTCTTGAAGGTTCGGTTATTCATCGTTTCGTCACGACACTACAAATGGTAGCTCAATTCGGAGCTGTCTTATCTTTGGTTTCTCAGACGAATACTTTGGACGGACTGGATTTACCGACTGCGACAGCTTTTGAAAATATTCAAAAGATCGCAAAAGCAAGAAACTATTCATTTGAGTTTTCTACTTCTTTAAATCCTTCCGAAACAGAACCTCCTTTGACAATTTCTTCTTATACGAACTTTAAGAGAAGGGAGAAGCTTTGGGCAGACGGAGAATTCTATTTTTACGGTTCGGTAATCAATGCCGGCGGTAAAAAGGATGCAAATATACATTTGGACGTTAAAGGTGTAGGCTTGCTCACGATTGCGTCTCCTCGCGAGTATTTGAAGAATCAGGAAAAAAACCTTTTATACCATGAATGCGGAGTAAGAGTACGAGGCAGGCAAAATATAGAAACAGGAGAAATAGACTTCAAAAGTTTGGTTTTGCTAGAATTGGTCGATTACTCCCCGAAATTCGATGAGAATTATTTAAATTCTTTAATCGAAAAGGCTTACCCTCGTCTAAAAGATGTCGACCCTGTACAATGGCTCGATGAATTGAGGAGAGAGGATTGATAATGCCTTCGGCCTATGTTTGTCCCATTTTCAATAACGGATAAGCCTAACCCTAAGGCTACTCTCCCATACATTCGTTACAAGCGGTGATTCTAAAAAAAAGTCACCGCTTTTTTTTGTCGCCAAAAATGAAGAATGGATATGAAATACTTCACGATGAAAGAACTCACAAAGAGTTCAACGGCCGATAAACTGGGTATAGACAATACCCCTACTCCCGAAGCGTCGGTTGCGCTGTCGAACCTTGTCACCCATGTCTTAGACCCTTTGCGGGAGATGTACGGAAAGCCGATAACCGTCAATTCGGGCTATCGTTGTCCAAAACTCAATGCCGCCGTGGGTGGTGCGAAAACGAGCCAGCACATGAGGGGCGAGGCGGCGGATATAACGGCAGGGAGCAAGACGGAGAACAAGAAGCTGTTCGAGTTGATTCGGGATAACCTTCCCTTCGACCAGTTGATTGACGAGAGCAATTACAGTTGGGTGCACGTGTCTTATGTGTCGACATCGAAGAACCGGAAACAAATACTGAGCCTATGAGACATATCGTATTCCTATTGTTGTTTTTGGCCGGCTTGGCTGCGACGAGTTGTACCAGACATGTGTATGTTCCTGTGGAAACGACAAAGAGCGACACGGTGTATCTGAATCGTGTGCAGCTCGATTCCATATACATGCGGGACAGTGTTTTCATCGAGAAATCGGGAGACACGATACGGGAGTTCCAATACAAGTACATATATAGGTTCAAGGACAGAACCGATACGCTGTATATATCCAAGACGGACAGCATACAAGTACCATACCCCGTCGAGGTAGTAAAGTACAAGACTCCCCGATGGTGCTGGTGGGCTCTCGGTGGCATTGTCTTGCTGCTTGTCCCTTACATCATGAAATGGATAACAAAATTGAAAGGACTGGGTTTCTTGATATAATTTGATTTACGACTCCTTCCGGGGCTTCGGAGTATAAAGAGGAAAGCCTCAATCTCTTGCTGCTCTTCCAAAACTAACAAGAGACAACATCACGGGGAATGTTACGAGGCTTTCACAGCCTTTAAACAGAAACGTGATGTTTTTTATTGTGTCAACAATCTATAATTTAACAAATATTTAAAAAGGCAAGAGATATGAAAACTAATGAAATCTTTGAACACGTCTTGCAAATCGTTTGCGAGGAATGTGAGCTGTGTTACGGCGAATTGATCAACGGGGCGAACAAAAATGCGGTCGACGCACGTTGCCTGCTCATCTGTGCGTTGGTATCGCTCGGCTTCTCCGAGGAGAACACCGCCGCTTATCTTTCCATGACCCGACAGGGAGTGAACAAATTGAAAAACAGCCTGAAACAGCGGTGTTCGGGAAGTTTTATTCTGACAACGACAAATCAACGGGTCAGCAACAGGATAGCCACCGAAATCCGAGGATAGCAACGGCAATAGCCATACGTTTGTATGCGGCCGATATTGGCCGTAACCATCAATTATATCTATATGGAAAGAACGTATGTTTTCAATCAAGAGCCCAATGGTGGCGGAAGCAAGTTCGACATCATGGCTTTATTGCCCAACCTGATGGGCGGTAAAGGGGTCGATCCCGGACTCTTGGCCATTCTCAATCAGGGAAGGAACAATCAGGACGCTTGGGGCGGAGGCATGTGGTGGATTTGGATTATCCTGCTGTGGTTCTGCTGGGGCGGTAACGGATTCGGAGGTTTTGGCAACCGGGGCGGGCTTCCTGCCGAGTTGAACGGCGATGTCGGACGTGAATACCTGATGTCGGCCATTCAAGGGAACGGTAATGCCATCAACCAACTCGCTTCGTCCTTGAACTGCTCTACCCAACAGTTACAATCCGCCTTGTGCAACATTCAGGGCTTGATTCAGGGTGTCGGCAACCAAGTGGGCATGTCCGCACAACAGATCATCAACAGCATTCAATCGAGTAATTGTACGCTGGCTACCCAAATCGCAGATTGCTGCTGCAAGACGCAAAACGCAATCGAGAGACAAGGATATGAAACTCGTATCGCCACCTCGGAACAAACCCACTCCCTCGTGGACAGCGGCAATGAGAACACTCGTGCCATTTTGGCGAAGCTGGATTCTATCCAAACTCAGGCTTTACAGGACAAGATCACCGCTTTGACGGCAGAGAAGGCTACTTTGGCGGCTGAAATCTCCCAACGGAACCAGAATGCGACCATTCTCAATGCGGTAGGGCAACAGATTGCTCCCCTCGCTGCCGGTTTGCAGGCTCTCCAAAGCGATGTGGACGGCATCAAGTGTAAATTGCCCAATACCGTTCCCGTGGTATATCCGAACATTCAGGCTGTAAACACAGACTTGTACCGGGCTGCCGCTTATGGAGCTTATGCGGGCGATGTCGCATACGGGCGTAGCGGTTACGGATGCGGTTGCAACAACTACTGGGGTTAATTCCAGTAAGAAAGGAGGTATATATGTGGCCTAACTTTTTTACAGGGTTTCCCTTTCCGTTCCCGACGCTGGGCAGAGTGAATTACAACACTCTTCCTACGGTGGCGGTGACGGTCGGCACGGAGAACGTGACTTTGGAACTCCCAAACCATGCGTTCCGTAACAGGGACTATGTGGGAGGATTCTATATCAATCTCCGTCAGGCGATACCCGCCGGAACGACCGCAACGCTTCCCATTCTCATCGGGACGAATGGGGACACGAGACCTCTGCTGGCTTACAACAACGAGCCGGTGACGGTAGAGAATATCGCCGGTACTGGGATCTATGAAATCCATTACAACAAGTACACCAACGAAGTGTACCTTGTCAACGGTGGGTACAGACCTACTACGGCTACGGCGGCAACCAACGTCGCTGCCAAAAGCAAATAATTAACCGGGGCTGCCTTTTATCGGGCAGTCCCATTAAATCAAAAAACTATGTTTCAGAATCTTCGAGCAAACAACCAGTTATTTATCCTTCATAAGGAAGAAAATCCCTTAGTGGATATAGGCTCCGTCGTCAGCGTTTCGGCTGCGAAGCCCAAATACCCCATGCCGACACCTATCGGGCAACTGCCCCAGATGGAAATGGTGGTGGACGTGGTGGTCTGCGTGAACGGGCAGAATACGACGTTCCAGAACTTGCCGGCAGGGGCGGACATCGCCGACTTCGGGCAAAACGGCAACATCGTCATATCTTGTTCCAGAGAGGCCATGAACTCGGAAGTGTCGGCTATCCGGCAGAAGAGCTTGGACGAACTGAACCGGCGTAATTACCACGAGAACGTGATTGCCGGGTGCGACAAGATATTGACAATTTTGAATCCCGAATTTGCGGAGAAGCAAAGGCAGGAGCAGGAGATTGCCACCCTCAAAGGGCAGATGTCCGAAATGAGCAGAAGCATGGCCGACCTAATGGCCATGAACAAAAAACTGATGGAACAGCTCGGTGCTTCTGAAACTTCTAAAAACAAAAAGTAATATGGGAATGTGGTCAATATTAGAAGAAGGCCGTGGATATGAAGGATTCAATGAACGCGGCGGTAGAGAGCTCGAAATGGCCTACAAGGAAGGTTGCGAGCACGGCTACAAGAAAGGCTATGAAGCTGCCATGCGGGAAATGCAGGGCGGCGATATGGGCTTCCGTGGCAATAATGGCGGCAGTTACGGCGGCGGGAATTATGGCGGAGGTTCTTCCGGTGGAATGAACAACCGTTATGCTCCCTATCCTCCTTCGTACTATGACGAAATGGGGGAACGCAGGCGCAGACGGGCCAACGGCGAGTTCTATTAATCGGGAGGGGAGAAATCCCCTCTCTTTTCAAAAACATAAAAAAGCAGTGTTATGAACCAACGATTAGACATTTATGATATTTTCCCCTCCGGCATGACGGAGTACCTTTCCCGATACGGCTGGCACTTCTCCAAGAACATGTGCGAGTGGGCGGTTTCCAGAATGAAGGCCGAAAACAAGGCCACCGGAAAGAAAGAGGAGATAAAAGCCCTTTCCAAAGAAGATGTGGAGGTCATATTGACACAGGCGGGCGTGAAGTTGGAAAAGGCCAAAGGGTACGACCATGTATTTGTCGCAAATATGGGTAAGGCCGACTATTTGAAGTCATCGATTCCCGACGATACCCATTTGGCTCTGTTTGTAAAGGACTATATCGACGACCCTGACGGTTACGACGGGTTGCCATTTACACGTTTCTATGCCGACTGTATAGGTTCGGGTACTCCGATCATGTGGGAAAATATGTTATAAAACATGATTGTTCAGGATTTCTACATAGCGAAATACGACTGGCACGTAAGGGTTTTTTACGCCGTTACCACCTACTGGACAAACACCATACTCCGGGAGCTGGAACGGATAGGTTGTACAGGGAGTAATCTGGAAAATGCTTTCAGAAGTTTGTCGTCCGGTAACTTGAATACAGGACTTACCTATTCCAATTTCGAGCATCGACGGACGGTGATGGTAATTGCCATGACGACGAGTCCCGAACAGTTCCAAAACTCTTGGGATCATGAAAAGGGGCATTTGTGCAGGCATATATCCCGGACGTTCGGCATTGACCCTTACGGGGAGGAAGAACAGTACCTTCGGGGATATATCGGGCAGAAGATGTTCCCCGTGGCGAAGAAGTTCCTATGTGAGTGTTGCAGAAAGAAATTAATTCGGGAAGTACATGGAGATAGCTAAAATCATACAAGCCATCTGTTCCGGCAAGTCGAGGAAGGAGGTCTATAACCTGCTTTCGCCGGAAGAGAAGGATACCTTGAATCGGTTTGCCGATAACGGTCTTTTGAACAGGAGAATGAGGCGAAAATTTCAAAGGAATATTCGGAAATGCAAATGATGAACAGGGAAATGCCGGGGTGAGAAGCTCCGGCATTCGTGTTTTGTTAAATATTGATAAATCATGAAACATTTATACTATAATATTTTGTATATACAATAAAATGTAGTATCTTTACCATGTAATCAAAAACAAACAGTAACCAATTAAAATAGAGTCATGTTACAGAAAGGTACAGAACAATACAAAGAAGCTCAGGAATTATCCAACAGACTTCAACAGATTGCTAACTATGAAAGATGGAATAATAACAATTCGTATGAGTTGCATTTCAACCCGTTCTATCGGTTTTTAAACGAAATAATCAAGTTGAATGTGTTTGCCTCCAATGTGGCCAAAACGATAGATGAAAAATGCACTTATCCGAGTTTCAAGATTGCCAACATGTCGAGTAAGCAAGCATGGATACTTGCCTGTTCGGCGATCGAGAATAACATAAATCTTGAAGATTGTTATACACCAGTATGGGGCAAATAATTATAAATAAAAATTACTTATATATGGAAACGAAAAGAACAATGGTATTATCATTTCATGTTTGCCGAGGTGGCAGATTCTTTAACCCCGGTCATGTTGAATTTGTCGGAGAAGAAACATTCTCAGATGTGT